AGTGCCGCCAGCTTCGCTTCCCAACGCAGCAACATGCGGTGATTTTGCCTGTGCAACCTTTTCCATTGCCGCAGACGTACTTTCGGTATATTCAATCTTCCAGTGCGGATAACGATTAAGGAATTTGCTGCATTGCTGGAATGGCTGCGGATGGCTGTAGACCGTATTGATGGTGGATAAATCAGTAGTGCCGGAGACCAACAAACAATGGTCGATAGTTAACGTCATCTCGCCAACAATCGACAAGCTGGTATGTTGCAGCAGATCGTAAACGTCGTTTATGGCACCGGAGCTGGTATTTTCAATCGGTACGACGGCATAGTCGGCCTGGCCGGTTTCCACCTGATTAAAAATATCGGCAAATTTGGCGCAGCCACTTTCAATGAATTGCTCAAAGTGACGGGCAGCATACTGGCGCGCCGCAAGATGGGAATAAGAACCTTTGGGGCCGAGAAAAGCGATGCGTGCTGAGTGCGGATTAATTTTATTGAGATGTTGCTGGAGCAAAGCCTGCTGAGTTAATACGGAATCTTCAATGATGAGCTGGAACAGGCGAGTAATGTAATGGGCGTCCAGATGGTGCGCTTTACCGAGCGTAATTAATCTTTCCAGCAAATCGCGTTCACGATCAATATCACGTACCGGGCGATGCGAGAGCAGTTTGGCTTTTCCCACCTCGACGGCCAGTTCGCGCCGCTCTGCCAGTAATGCTAATAATTTTTCATCCAGCGCGCTGATTTTCTCTCGCAGCGCCAGTAACGGGTTTTCCGATGTCATAGTGTTGCCTTTTTGTTATCAATAAAAAAGGCCCCCCGATTTGGGAGGCCTTATTGTTCGTCTTCGCATTCTGTTTCACACGACGAAACGCCTCCCATTCAGGGGAAGGTAAAAAAGAATGCGAAGAAAAACGGTGTGTGTTTCATGTTTGTTTCCTTAAGTGACTTTAGTACAGTACCCGTACTGTTTTCACGCTGTCAACAAAAAACGCGCCCGAAGGTGCGTTGTAAAACCCACTGAATTCAATGTTTTCCCTTTGTTTTCAGTGGGTTTTGTTATTGGTGGGGGTTACTGATTACCCTATAAAACCCACTTATGTGGATGAAATGTGGATGCCTCCTTTTAACGGATTAAGTGAAATTGCATCCTGGAGGAAATCAGGAGCGAGGTGCGCATAGGTCATAGTTTGCTGGATCGTGGCGTGCCCCATAATTCGCTGGAGCGTAAGTATATTTCCTCCATTAATCATAAAGTGAGCTGCAAAGGTATGGCGTAGAACATGTACAGCCTGTCCTTTTGGTAGGTCAGGCTTAACACTGCGGAGCACCTTGCGATATTCCTCATAATTGACGTCAAACAAAAGGCCGGATTTCTTTGTTTTGATCTCGCTAACAACTTCATCAGAGACAGGAATAATTCGAACTTTTCCGTTTTTAGTTTTGTTAAACGTCACGCGGTTATTGATGATGTGTTCCGCGCGCAGATTTTTCGCCTCTCCCCATCTCGCACCAGTACTGAGACAAAGTAGCGTAATCCGCCGGGCATCACCGCTTACTGCATCCAGTAATTTGGCGATTTCTTCCGTGGTGAGATACGTCATTTCGGGTGATTTTCGTTTCAAAGAGGGGAGGGCGCGGAGCGGATTTTCTCCGTGAAATTCCCCGGCATTTGTCAGGAGTGTAAACATTCCTCCGAGATCCGACTCATCACGCCGAACAGTAGACTCTTTTACTCCCAAGGATAAACGGGAGCTTCGATAAGCGGCCATGAAACGAGCATTAATCTGGCTAACCCTTGGATCATTCATTTCTTTGATGATTTTTTTCAACCTGGTTAGAACGCCGTTAGCATATGGCTTATTGCGTCCACCCAATTCCCACCATAACGGAAGCAGATCTGAGAGATGACGTTGCTCTGTTGGTTTTTCAAGCCATTCCTTATCGTGCATGTGGCTGAGAACATAACGCTCAAAGGCCACTGCATCTGCCTTTTTCTTAAAAATCCGCTGAATCCGACGTCCACTTCGGCCACGCGGTCTAACATCCACTTTATACCGTCCACCATCGAGCGCTTTAATTGCCATTGGCAAGCCCTCCGGTGAAACGAGGAAAGACATTTCCAGTTTGTAAAACGTAAGAATAATAAAGGGTTAACCAATTTTCCTTTCGGATGGGGGTAAATCCGTTGGTTCTTGCCCATAGTGTGCGAGAGCCGGAGCTATCTGCCCGGATTCAGGCGCAATTTTTCCAGTCATAAACCACAACGCATATTTCTCAAATCTGGGGTTATTTAGTATTTGCTCAATTACTTCAGCATTAGGGATGGTTTTACCGCTTTCATATCTCCACAGAGCATCACGGTTTAAACCAAGCATTTTTGCTGTATCCGGGAGGCTAGTAAGTCTCTCGCTTTCACGCATGATTTTTATGCGTTCTCCAATAGTCATACGCATGTTGCAATTCTCCAACGTCTGTATTAATGTTTATACAAATGAGTTTGATTTGGGGCATCCGTCGCAAGAAATACCCCAAACAGGGAGATTATCACATGAATGAAGAACTATTGAGGGCATTGTTTAAGATCCCAGACCCCATCACCGTCGATGAGTTTTCCCGCCGCACAGGTAAGACCGAATCAGCCGTAAGAAAGTTGGTAGAGCGTCGACTCATCCCTCTAACTACTGAGCGCGAGGTTTTAGGCGAGGAAGGGAGTTCGCGCCGTCTTCTCATCCTTTGGAATGAGTGGCTCGAAATGGTCTATGACGCAACGAAACAGCTTCCTCCTGAGCGTAAAGATTGGCGCAATCACTGGCTTAAGAAAGCCAAGAAGCTGGCGGAAGATTTGGGATTAGGCTTTCTTAATTTTGCTGCATGAGATGCAGGGAGTTTTGATATGAAACAGCAACGTAATTCACGCTTTCGTAATGGTGCTGAACGTCACGCTAACCGTTTCGCTACCAGTGCATCACGCAGCAACATCCGCTACAGCCTGAGCGATACACACGCAACGCCGGATGGCTACCCTGTAAAACAAATCGGTGAGCATGCCTGGCTGATTGAAAAAGCTGGAATCGTGGTCCACAAATGCCCACGCAATCCGTTTACCGGAAACCGCATTTTTGCATTGAGCTGCGGCGACAATCAGTTCGGGCAGGATTTCACATTATACGAAGCACTTCGCACGGTTGATCGTCTGCTTCGCGGACAAAGTTTTATTAAACAGGTTGATTTATAACAGGTGATTTATGACCAAAGAGTATGCACAAGGTGTATTTATCCGTTTTATTGATTTTCGCGGTGAACTGTTGTTACGTGCATCAGCTATTGATGCTGTAGCCCAGGCAGAAAAAAAAGCAGTTACTCACGTTTATGCGAACAACGCGCAACTGATCGTGGAGCTTCCGTACCAGACTGTACGTGAAGCCATTAGCGAAGCTGAAAAGGCACGTCAGATTAATAGCGATGAACCATACATCGAAATTATCTGCATGGATTCAAAAGCAGAAATCCAGAAGGCAGATTAAAGGGCGTTGCAATGGACCAGGAATACAAAACTCTCGTCAATAAAGCACTTGAGCGCTTTCATTTTCGCATAAGCGCATCAGGCACTCATGCTGAGCTCGCAGCCCGAGAGTCATTGACCAGGGCCATCAAGAGTATATACGACACAGCTTTTTACATTGACGACCCGGACGCGCTCGACGAGCTTTCCATACTCGTCTGCGCCGCAGAAAACGGGGACCATATTGAGCCATATAAACTGGGGAATATTGCATGAGTATATTTATCTCATGGCTTGTTCTGATTATTTCGGTGGCCTGCGCCATTGGGATTATGCGAATTATTCATTCAGTAAAAAAGATTGAACGCTTTTTCACTGGTGAATAACGATACAAATAAAACATCAAATTAAATAAGAAAACGTGAAAACCATCCGTATTAACGGAGGTATTCGCACACGAAAATAACGGAGATACAAAAATGCACGCAAAAGAAGAAGGTATCATCAGAGCACTGAAAGAAATTTCAAAGACAGAAAACGAAGTAGCGAAAAAAGCCATAGCAAATAATCATATGGACGTCGCAACCCACACACTGATAGTCGCAAGAGTCACGGCAGAAGCAGCCGAAATTATCGCACAACAGGATGCTGAACTGGCGGTTCTCAGAACACAACCAGTCACCGGACTGGATTTGTCTAACACCGGACGCCTTATTTACACAATTGGCTCGGAGCTACAGCGATACACCATTATCGCCGGGTTACAGGATAAATACCTGATCACTCCTCACCCCATAAGGGAATCAGAAATTCTGACAAATCTCCGCCTGATAGAGCGCTCTCAAGTCGCATTCATTGATGACGCACAGTGCACCGTATTTAACGCATAGGGTTACTGGACAAAGGGGGCGCAATGGCAATTAAGCATTTTCCCGTCGTTCGCTTTACCTCCAGAGGGCGCGAATACGAGGTCGACGAACGCCTGATTACCACTATCGACAAACATCGTTCGGAAAAGGATGCACACCACATCTACCTCACTGACGGCACTTACTTCTGCGCCACGAATGTGGTGCGGGTGAACCTTATCCGACAGGTACAGGAGTCACGCAGATGACCATTCTGGACTATATCGCTACTCATCCGGGTTGTAGCGGCGGAGAAATCGCCGCAGCACTGAATACTCCAACCACAGCCATTAATGCTGAGTTACGCCGACTTTGGCGCAGCGGCTTAGTCATCAGAACAAACCGCAGCACAGGTGGTCACGCTCGCAAAACAGGAGGCCGGGCTTCTTACCACGTAAACCCGATGCCGTTCGGGTGTGGCAACCCACTAACCCACATGTTTAACCAGCTACTGAAGGAAGCCAGAGCATGAGCACCATCAACCACCAGGAACCACGCGAACTGGCGACTGCCGTACAAAGAATGTCTACCCAAAAATCACTGCCATTCCGTGTGAGCCCTGTCCGACGGGTACAGGAGTCACACGGATGAACAGAAGGAGAATTACACGCAGACATCGCCGCACGCGCCTGAGCTCCCCGCCAACACTAAAGGAACTCATTCAAAGCGAGATCGGTGATTTCTTCGCTGGGTTTGGATCACCTAGCGAACCAGAAACACCAGAAGCGATGCAGCGCGAACTCATGATGCGCATCGATAACGTTTTTGACTTTTTCCTGAATAACAAAAGAGAGCAACCGACATGAACGAAAAGACCTGGTTTCGCGCATACATGTGGGCGCTGGTATGCGTCCTCTTTTCTCTCATTCTGTATGCGGGACTACTCCCCCGAATGATTTCATCAGACAGCTCCTTCCTGGTATTGCTGGGCATTTTTGTCGCCTTGCTGTACCCGGCGGGCGTTGTCCGCTTTTTCAGTAACTACATCAAAGCAACTATGGAAACCAAACAATGAAAAAACTATTACCACTCATCCCTCTCCTGATGACCACACTTCTGGTTGGCTGTGACCGCGTGGAGCCGGGCAATGTAGGCATCAAAGTCAACAAACTGGGCGACGACAAAGGCGTCGGTGAAGTGGTTGGCGTTGGCCGCTACTGGACAGGCTGGAATACCGAGGTTTACATCTTCCCGACCTTCAAACAAATGAAGACCTACGATGAGCCGTTCAGCTTTCAGATGAGTGACGGCACAACCATCGGCTATCACATCGGTGTGGCCTACAAGGTTGATCCATCCAAAGTTACTACAGTGTTTCAGACCTACCGCAAAGGCGTGGATGACATTACCGACACTGACCTGCGCCAGAAGATCGCCGATGCACTCAACCGACTGGCCAGCAAAATGACCACCGATAAGTTTATCGACGGTGGTAAGTCTGAACTGCTGGACTCAGCACTTAAAGATATTCAGGAAGAGATGACCCCCATCGGCATTCAGGTCATGAGCCTCTCTTATGTCGGTAAACCGGAATATCCGCCAACCGTTATTGACAGCATTAACGCCAAAGTCACGGCAAACCAGAAAACCCTGCAACGCGAACAGGAAGTCAAGCAACGCGAAGCAGAAGCCAACATGCTGCGCGCAGAAGCTGCCGGACAGGCTGATGCCATTCGCACAAAAGCCCAGGCTGAAGCCGACGCCATTCGTTTACGCGGTGAAGCTCTGCGCCAGAATCCCGGCGTTATGGAGCTGGAAGCAATCAACAAATGGAACGGCACGCTGCCGCAATACATGACCAGCAACACCGCTGTTCCGTTTGTTCCGGTGAAGTAATTAAACCCGGCCAGTGAAAATCGCTGGCCGGAGCAGTATCAGGATTTTTTAGTATGCCGTTCTCACAAAAAAACCGCTTGCCATGCCTCAATAGGTCAGGTTACATTTCCGCTGCACCTCATAAAACGGGTGCCGGGATTCTCAACCCGACACAGAGCAAAGCGCATAACCGCGCAAGCGGTTTTTTTGTGCGTACTGTATCGCCACGTCTTTTTCGCGTCAGAATTATGGCGGGGCGTACGGGGCCGACTTTGGTCGGGCCGGATTCTTTGCTCTCCGGTGTTGAGAACCCTGTACGTCTCGCCACCCCGAGATTCTCAACTCTGGATGGTGAGTTATTTCTATCACCGAGCAAAGAGGCCACACCATGGCAAACCGCAAACAGCACCGCGCTATCGCGGAGCGTCGTCACATCCAGACTGAAATCAACCGCAGACTTTCCCGCGCATTCCGCGTCGCTAAAATCATGCACATCAATATGTTGCATGAGCGTAGCTGCGAACTTTCAAACCTCTATTCATCCGCTGTTTTCAGCTATCTGGCGGATGATCTGCGCGAGCTTCAGCAGCTCATTCAGCAGCAAAACAAACTCCATTAATTCCTGTTCCGGGCCTTTCCTGCACCTTGCGGCGGGAGGCCTTCGCACATCTGTAGTAAAGAGGATTGCCGCAAT